CTACAAGAGATTGAGTTTGTATTTTATTTTTTTAAAAAGTTGTAAACTGCTGTAATCATTTTTCATACCAAGAAATTTTTCAACTTCTTCCATAGATAGAAATTCATATGTGTCATCGAACTTAAAACCAAAATCGTTTGTTGAACATGCTACATAAAATATTTCTTGTTCTTTAATTAGTTTCATAATCAACCTCTCTTCATGAGGACTTGAAAGTCCTATTTCATTGCCAAAATCGTGTCCAGAACCCCTTATTTTGCAAGGGTTCTGAGACTTACGATTTCTACTACTTTATATAATTCTTCAAATAATACTCAAAATATCCCCTAATAAACAGTCCAGAATATTTATTATCTGGCATGAAGAATATTGGAATATTATATTTGAACCAAAAACTATGTATTGAAGCCCAGAATGATTTCTTATTATATTGTGTGTTATAGTTGCCAGTTGCTATGTCTGAATAATTGGCATTTTCAAGTAGTAATACTTTTATCTTGGGAGCAAGACACAATTCTTTTTCAAATCTATCTCGCTCCTTTGTCAGATTATTACTAATCTCTTCAAGATTTGCTTTACGTTCCACAATCACTTTATTCATAAAGTACAAATCTCGTGGAATTGATAACTTTTCATTGGCAGGAATCATAAAGCTATAATCACCATAGTCCAAGGCTTTCTTCTTATAAATTATTTTCTTCTTGTCAAAGTATTCTAAAATGTGGTCGTTGACCTTCTCCCTTGTGTCTACCAAGACAACCATTGAAGAAATTAATTCTTCCATTTCCTTATCTGTATATTTAAAATTCTCTATTATAGCTCTTCCTCCTCAATTACATCTTTGACGATAAATCTACCAAGCCAATACTCAAATTTATCAGGAACTTCCTTATAATTTTTTTTACCAGTAACTTCGTTTATCTCACCAGTTGCTTCTTTTTTATGTTTCTTATCAAGAGAAATAATGTATAAAATATTGCCAAGACTAAATGGATTCTTATTATATTGGCTTGTCCACATCTTTATTTCTCTTGTCTTGCCACTAAAGATTTCATATAAAGCAATATTTACAACCAATTTCTTAACATCCAATTCAGATACATAATAGAGTCTTTTATCTGCATCTGGATTATAATCGGTTACTATACCTAATACTTCTCTTTGGTTATCTAACTTTTCTTTCAAAGTAAGTTCCCTACAAGGTATCTCTTTAATTAATTCATTCAATAATCCTGATGAATTAATTTTATTAAACTGCTTTGCAGTCTCATTACCATATTTAGAAAGCAATTCGAATGGTAAACCGTTCTTCTCTGCTTTATCTTTTGATATAGTTTTCGCACCATAAAGCATATCATAATACTTTGTAATGGCAAGTAGTGTGCTAATATTACCATATTTTCTGAAATAATCAATCTTGATAAGTTTGTCTGCAATAGTTTTATTGATAGAATTTGAAAATAATGCAGTTAATACTTCCACAAAATCTTTATACTGTTTCTGTCCTAATTCATATAAAGTTTGGGAAACCCCTTCTCCAAATCCTTTTATACTTGATAAATTTGGATATATAAGTTTCTTATCTTCATCAATAGTAATAGTACGATTATCAGTACCAAATTCATAATTACCAAGTTTATAACCATAAAATTTAATTGCTTCTTTTACTAACGCATCAATTTTGTCTTTTTTATTTTTCTCTTGATAGTGATTAATGGCAACCTCATAAAACGTAGCTGTGTGATGAGCTTTAAACCATGCTTGATAAGCACTATCCCCACCCATACTATATGCATGAGGAGAATTAAAAGCGTATCTTGCTGAATCCTCAATTACATTCCATACATTATTAAAATTATCTATATTATTAAACTCATCCAACCAAGCAGCATCTAATTCAGAAAGTAAATTCTCCTTCTTTTCACCTTTTAACTTTTTCTTTGAAATAGATTTAATCACTCCATATGTTTCACCCATAGCCAATTTTAAAAATGATAAGACTTTCATAATTGATTCCTGATAGATCATAAAATGGGCAGTATCTTCAAGAAGTGAATCAATCTTTGCTTCTCCTGTTGTATATGGTTCACGACTAAGAAATGTATTTAATAACGAAGCAAATCCTGGCCTAATTGCAGCAATAAAGTTACTTAATTCTGCTAAATTTTGTGGCTTATACTTCTTTACTCTATTAGTTGTTGCTTCTTTTTCACACTGATTGACGCAACATGTAATACCTTTAGCATATATATCCCATGTAGCTTTATCGCCATCAATCATTTTTCGTAGTTCATCAAAAGTAGGTACTTCCATTCCTATGTTGTGAAAAAACTTATATGTAAGATAAACACTATCCACAATAAGGAAATCTTCTTTTACATAACCAAATTCATCAAGAAATCCACCTTCAATAGCAGCACAGACTGTACGTTTACCAGTTGTCTCAGACACAGCACTAATCAATCCAACTTCTCTACGAATATCACCATCAAATATAAAGTGACCGCAAGCGTGAACTTTCAGATTAATAGTAATTCCTTGATACTCATTACTTTGTTTGAACAACTCAATATATTCTTCTGGAATATAATCTTCTACATGAATGTCTTCTTTTTCATCATCGTCAGCATATTTTAAGGCTTTATTATACTCATCAAGATATTTAGAAATCTGATTTGCATCTTCCGGTTTTACATCATTTGCACCTGCGTATAACTGCCATGCTGCTTTTTCTTTCAGCTTTTCAATAGCCATAAGAGGATAACAACCATGTTCTCCCAATAACTTTTTAGCTGCTTTAACAAATGGTTCTTGAGTTGCAACGTTGAGATCTATATCTGGCATCTGCCCAGCCAATACACGTTCCTTTGTCAAAAATCTTTCAGGATAAATAGGAATATCTGCATTAAATCTATCAACGGTTGTAAGTCCTAATAATTTATTTGTAATAAATGAAGCTGCACTACCTCTTGAAGTCGTTGTAAGAATCCCACCTTGATTATTTACAGCCTCATCAACAATGGCCTTACTGGTTAAGAAATAATCCACTACGCCAGATTCCATTACTTCTTTTGCTTCATATCTGATACCATCTGCTTTTTCTTTAGACTTCTCTTTTTCTTTAGAATAGGCGACATTTAATACATTCTTATAAATCTTGCATTTTTCATCATAGGTTTTACCCTTATGTACACTAGGAATCTTAAATCTTTTATCCAATATAATTTCTTCACATTCACTAACAAACACATTAGTATTCATGATTGCTCTAAGAATTTCTTCATCAGATAAAATACCCTGTTCCTTAAATCTTTTGATAACTGTCTGTGTATTAGGACAATCCATATACCATCCATCTTCATCTGGATAATTTACATTCTTATATTTAAGAATCTGATCACGCTTTACAGAATTTTCATCTTTTACATAATGGCTATCAAGACCACATATAATTTGGATGTTATTTTCTCTTGCGATTCTAAGTATTTTTTCATTTAACTTTTTCTGCTTTTCTGTATTGTGATACTGCACTTCTAAGAAAAAATTATCACCAAAATATTTATGTATCTTTATCCAGATATCTTCTGCATCTTCATAATTCCATCCTGCAACACAAGCAGATGTAATAATTACATTATCTTTTGGAATATTGAATAATAATTCCAAGTCAATTCTTGGTTTATAATAATATCCATCTTCATTCGCAATAGACAAAGCAAAGTTAATATCCCCCCTACCTTCAGCATTTTTAGCTGCAATAATCATATGACAATTTGCTCTATCTTTTTCCAATCTATTTTTTACCCAATAAACTTCTGATGAATGAATATACTTTAATTTCTCGCTTTCAGCTACTTTGTACACTTGAAATTGATTACCTTGTGACCCATGCTCACCAGAAAATAAACACTTTGTATTGAATTCGTGTGCCCTTTTTGCATAATTTTCAATAGATTCTGCACAATCTGGCGTAGAAGTATTACTAAAATCTTTATGACAATGATAATTTTCAAGATACAGATTTTTAGCATATTCGTCTGCTGAATATGGAAAATTAAAATTTAATGTTGGAATAATTTTCTCTATTAGTTCTAAATATTCTATTACACCACACCTACCTTTAAATCTGAAATAATTACTTTTAACATATACTTTCTTGCAAAAAATCCCGAATCTAGTTCTCCTATAACTTCAATCGGTTCATTCATTAAAGCATCATCTTCTAATTCCTCATAATCAGCTTTTGTATTCCACTCAATTAACTGAATATTATCTGTTGGAGTAATCACAAGATGTTTTCCTTGTTTAAAACTTCCTATACCATATTCATCAATATTAACTACTTTAAATGTTATTGGCTTGAAACCTGCACCACTAATCTTATTAATTTCTTTGACTTTATCAACCAATGTTCTAGTTATATCCTCTATATTTATTTCACAATCAATATCAATTTCGTCCGAAGTTGTTTGTTCCATATTAAATAACTGCTGATTTACCATACTGATAAATTCTTCAAACTTATCCTTTTTAATCTCGATACCACTAGCTTGTTCGTGGCCATGTAATACTGCTAATTCTGTGTTATTACACAATGCCATGAAGTCTCCATAACCAACAGAACGCATTGAACCGCAATACTTATCTTTACAATCTTTCAAGATAAACATTGGCTTGTTGTAGATTTCTAAGCATTTGTTCCCAATAACACCACCAATACCATATTCAGTATCAATGAACGTATATAATACTTCTCCATTCTGTGAATCAAAATCCTCATATACACTTGGTAAAATTCGTTCCAATTCATTTGCTTGAATCTCTTTACACTCTTCTAACTGCTTTTTCAGAGCCAAAACTTCTTTATTTTCATCAGATAAAAATAACTGCATTACAATATTATTTCTACCAATACGACAACAAGCATTTATTAAAGGTGCTACACTGAACAAAATAGCTTTACTATTAAATTCATAACTACCAATAATCTTTTTAACTGCCGGATTTTTTAAATTCTTTAAGCCTTCGCTTACAATATATCTATTCTCTTGACTATCCTCTGACACATCACAGACATCTGCTAAAATACCACAAGCAGCTAAATCTATATATTCATCTGCATAGTCATTCATAAAATATTCATCAAGGTATTTACAAAATTTCC